TTCAGGCGGTCATCAACCCCAACGCCCTGGCCCGCATCGTCGATCTGGAGAACTATGCCCTGATCGGACATAGCCACCAGATCAGCGACATCATCGGGCTCCGCACGGAGCTGGACGATCACCAGGCCAGCCTTGACCTTCTGAATGACCTGGTTTCCGGCGATATGCCCGGCGGCATCAATAAGACTGCCGACTTCTATACCCTGGCCGGAATCACCATCCGGGACGGCATCTGGAACCAGACCGCCCGGACGATCTCCGCATGAGCTACGGGGTCCTGTGCAGCCAGGAGGAAGCAAGCTGCTTGATACCGAACCTAATCACGGAGTTAAAGCTCCCGTGCCCCTGTGAGGGGCGCGAGGGGCTTTTTCTCTGTGGTTTGGGATATAACGGCCAGACCGTCACTGTACGGGTGTTCCCCGGCCTCATAGAGGTCGATGGCGTCCCGCCGGAGGAGGTCGAGGCGATCAGAGAAAGGAGGTGCCTATGGCAAATAGGCAGGGCGAGCTCACCATCATCACCAAAGCAAAAGACCTGGTAAATCATACCCTCAAGCTGACGAACAATGCGAACCTGTTTCCGAAAAAGGTGCGCTTCACGCTCTGCCAGCGTATGCAAAATATCACCCTTCAAATTCTCCATGACATCATAGCCGCGAACGAAATCTACCCACAGACCGCGGCTGAATGGAAGCGGCGGCTCGACCTTCAAAGGGAGGTATTGACCGGCTGCAAGATGTTCCTGACGTTTCTGGACATAGCCCTTGAGCAGGGATATGTGGACATCCGGCGGTGTGAGTATTGGACGGGGCTCACCACCGACGTTAAGAACCTGGCAGCGTCGTGGAGGAAGAAGGACGTCGAGAGGTGCAAGCAGCAGGCCCAGGGCGTCCAGAATGGACAGCCCAGGGGGCAGCAGCCCTACCGGCGATGATTCGAGCCCAGGGGTGCGCTTTGTACGTGCATCCGCCCCGGTGTGCCTTGGTCGGTCCCCGAACTCGTCGAACGCGAACAACGTGCGCTACGTGAACTCGGACGGGAGCCTCAACAACAACAACGCGTACAACGGCAACAGGGGCGTGCGCCCGGCTTCGGTGGAAACTGCGATTGAGTAGCCTGTATGGGCGAAAACAGAAGCCTACCATCAAAGGAAGGTGCATCCCGCCCCAGCCTGACAGGGCGGGGGCAAACACATAGCGTTGACGCCCGGCGGCTCGCACAGTGGAGCCACTTGGCTATCAGCAACGGAGGTCCCCTTTTGAAACCAAATCAATCTTTTGAAGCCGTTTATGACTTCTCGAATCTGTATGCAGCGTATCGGGCCGCCCGAAAGGGAAAGCGATGGAAAAGCACCGTCGCAAAGGTGGAGGCCAATGCGCTGGAGGCTGTTGCATACCTCCAAAAAGAGCTCCGGGACGGAACCTACCGCCCCGGAGCCTACTATGAGTTTTTCGTCTATGAGCCGAAGAAAAGGCTCATCCAAACGAATAGCATCAAGGACAAGATCGTGCAGCACGCCTTCTGTGACCAGGTCCTTTACCCGGTCCTATCCAGGCCCTTTATCCTGGACAACTACGGTTCCCAGGTGGGGAAGGGCACCCATTTCGGCCTTGATCGTCTCCGTGACTTCATGCGGGAGTATTACCGCCGCCACGGGAGCGCGGACGGATGGGTTCTAAAAGCCGACGTCCATCATTATTTCGCCAGCATCCGCCACGACATCCTCAAGCAGGACGTTGCCGAGCTGCTGACGGACCCGCGCTGTCTTGCGCTGTCCACCGCAATCATAGACAGCACGCCGGGTGGCGTCGGAATACCCATAGGAAACCAAAGCTCGCAAATCTATGCGCTGCTGTATCTCAACAAATTAGACCATTTCGTCAAAGAGGTCCTGCGGATAAGGTATTACGGCCGGTACATGGACGATTTCTACCTCATCCACGAGGACAAGGCCGTTCTCAAGGAGGCCTGGGCTCGCATCGAGGAACACCTCTCGGCCAGGGGCCTCCAGCTCAACGGCAAGACCAACATCTTCCCGCTGCGGAACGGTCTGGACTTCCTGGGATTCCATAGCTACCTTACCGACACAGGAAAGGTCATCAGGAAGGTCCGCCGTTCCAGCAGGGAGAGGATGAAGCGAAAGCTCCGCAAGTTCTCTGTCATGTATGCGGCCGGGGCTATCACCAAGGAGGAGATCACGGCCAGCTACCAAAGTTGGAGGTCTCACGCTATGCACGGCCAGTGCAGGTCCTTGGTCGAAAAGTATGACAGGATCTTTGAGCAAATATTTACCCAAAGGAGTGATAAGCAAAATGTCGCAGAAAATCAGCGCTCTGCCGGTGGGGGCCAAGGTCAGAGACACGAAGACCAAATACTACGGCGTCCCCATCCCGTTCCAGATCGGCGATAAGAACCACGCCGGGTACCCGAGCAACAGTACCACCCTTGTGGTCGAGAAGATCATCAAGCTGTGCTGCTTCGACGCCACAGAAAGCGGCGGAAACTCGGACCGACAGAACTACGGAAACAACCGCATGGTCCTGGCGAACATCCGCCAGTGGCTCAACAAGAGCGGCACTGGATGGTATCAGGCGCAGCACAGCTACGACCGTCCGCCCTCCAATGCCTACGTATGGAGCAACTACAATGAGTACGACGGCGAGGCGGGCTTCCTCACCGGCTTCGGCCCGGAGATGCTGGCAGCCCTGCTCACCACCACCCTGACCGTCGCAAAGCCTACCGTGGACGGCGGAGGCTCCGAGACCTTCCAGGACAAGGTATTCCTTCTGTCCATGGCGGAGGTCGGCCTCGGCTCCGAGAACGGCATCAGTGAGGGGTCCAAGCTGGCCCTGTTCAGCGACAACAACAGCCGGAAGGCATACCCTACGGCCCAGGCCGTCAGCAACAGCGAGTACACCAACAGCTCGTTGAGTGCTTCGCAGCCGTGGTACTGGTGGCTTCGGTCCCCGTACTCGTCGCGCGCGAACGGCGTGCGCTGCGTGTACTCGGACGGGAGCCTCGACAGCAACATCGCGTGCCGCGGCTACAGGGGCGTGCGCCCGGCTTTGAATCTGTCCTCTGACATCTTGGTATCTGATTCTCCGGACAGCGAAGGTTACTACACGATCATCTGGAATAACAACCCCAACACCCCTCCGTCCATCACCGTTCCCGATACGGTGCGGAGCGGGAAAAATCTGACCGTGACCTGGGCGGCGTCCGTTGACCCGGATGGCGACGCCGTGAGCTACGAGCTGGAGCGCCAGTACAACGGCGGCGGCTGGAGCAACGTGTATAGCGGGAGCGCTACCACCTTCACCGATACCGGAATCACCGGCAGCATGAACACTGTGGCCTACCGTGTGCGGGCCAAGGATAGCAAGGCAGCATACAGCGCCTACACCACGAGCCCGACCAGAACGGTTACGCACAATGTAGACCCGACGATCAGCGGCACCAACCAGAACCTCGGCACGGTCACGAGCCCCCCGAGTTACCAGTATAGCGTCGGAGACAGTGACACCGGTGACACGCTGGAGATCGTGGAGAGCCTGGACGGCGTCGAGGTCCGCACCATCCAGAACGCGGTGCGCGGGCAGTCCTACACCTTCGCCCTAACGGCCGCACAGTTCTCGGGCCTCACCGGACAGCACACCATGACCATCAAGGTCACGGACAGCGCAGGTAACAGCGTCACCAGGACGATCACCTTTACCCGTACCGTTACCCGCATTGACTTTGACTGGAAGATCGACGACACCTCTGCTGCCGCCGAAAAAATCCTCGTCTCCATGCGGTACAACGCCCACGAGGACGGCGTGGTCCTCCAGGTGTGCAACAACTACAACGACGCTTCCCCCACGTGGGAGACGGCGACGGTAGGCCTCAAGCATATGTTCTCCAACCAGAGCAAGACTGCGGATAGCTGGGCCGTCGGCGTTCGCGTCACCATCGAGAAGACCAGCGGATGGGACGCCATTTCGTGCTACTCCCTGTCCGCCAGCTACATCTAATCGGGGAGGGATGAACCATGAAAACGCTTGATGAAGTGAGGGCATACGCAAAGCAGGAAAAGAGCCGCGATACCTGTGAAATCTGGGAGGCTATCCTTGCTGCTCACGACGCCCTTGTCGCCATCGGAAGCCCCGGGCTCCCGGAGCGCTATGTTTCCATCGCCAGGTCCAACCTGGTCAGAGCCGGTTCGGTTGAATCCGGCAGCTTCACCGACGACGATCTGACCGCCATGGCGACCGCAGACGGCGTCCGTGTCTGGGAGGCGGACATGGGCATGATCTTCAAGGACGAGCCTGTCATCGGCCCCGATCAGGAGCTCTACATCTGCCAGCAGCAGCACCAGGCGCAGGCCGGGTGGGCCCCTGGCAGCGAAGCAGGCCGAACCCTGTTCCGCCTGCTTCGCAAAGAGACCGAGGAGCCTGGTACGTACCTTGACTTTGCCTGGGGAGAGCACGTCCCCTATGGCGCCGTTCGGCGCGACCCCATCGACGGGAAGCTCTACACCCCCATCAAGGAAGCGGGCGTCACTCTCTACGAGCCCCATTATCCGCACCTTGTCCCCTCGGAGTACAAGCTCTATGAGGACGGCGAAGAAATTCCCGAGCCGGAGCCGGAGCCTGAACCCGAGCCGAGCGGCGCACCTGACTGGAACGATCTCGAAGCAAATCATCCGTTTGCTGTTGGAGATCACTTCATCTACAACGGCACGGAATACGAAGTCCTCCGCGCCTTCTCCAAGCTGGATCACTGGGCTCCGCCCGCCCTTCTCAACGACTACTACAAGGCGGTGTAAGGAGGGAAGCCGATGACTATTAGTATCTGGGGTGCCGTGGCTGCGTTCGTCGCCGCCATGGGCATCCCTTCTGCTGTCATGGGCCTTGTTGTCTGGCGCATGGAGCGCCGTATTGACCGGCACGACAAAGCTATCGAGGAGAAAAACGAAGCCCAGAAGGAGCTTGTCCTCATCCTTATCAAGGGAACCCGGGCGAGCATCGCCCTCGGAGAGGCCACAGCAAAAGCCGTTCAGAGAATCCCGGACGCTCATTGCAATGGCGATATGCACGCTGCCCTTGAGTATGCAACCGGTGTAAAGCACGAGCAGAAAGACTTCCTGGCTCGCCAGGGCGTCAATGCCTTGCTTGATGATTGAGGTGATGGTATGGAAAACTACCAACCCAAACGCCTCTCACAGAACCGGCGCCCCTGGGAGTTCAAGAAGAAGCTGGCTGCATGGGCGGCGGTGGCGATCACCGCCGCCGCCGTAGCCTCTTATGCCTTGGCCTATATGGACAAGCAGACTGCCAGCGACGTGACGATTGCGATTATCACCGCCTGCGGCAGCGTGATCGCTGCCTACATCGCCGCGTCCACTGGAGAGAAAGTGAGCAGGAACCGCCATGGCCTCGACGCCGACGGACTGCCCTACCAGACCGCGAACACAGAAGCCACGGTTGACACCTCGACCGTGGCTTCTTGTTCTGATACCACCACAACCGGAAAAGGATAACCAAAGGAGGATTTATCATGTACGACATCACCCCAATCATCGAGGCCGCCGGTCTCCTGTTCGCCACCGTCATCACCTGCGTTCTGGTCCCCTACATCAAGAGCAAGACCACGTCCGAGCAGCAGAAGGAAATAAATGCGTGGGTCAAGATCGCCGTCTCTGCTGCCGAGCAGATTTTCAACGGCAGCGGCCGCGGAGAGGAGAAGAAGGCCTATGTCATCGCCTGGCTCAAGGAGCACGGTGTCAAGGTCGATGAGACGGAGCTTGACGCTCTGATCGAGGCCGCAGTCTATGAGCTGAACCAGGGCATCATCCCGATCGAAGGCGTCACCATCGAAACCACTACCGAAGTCGAAAGAGAGGAGCAGACGGACCATGAGTAACAGCAGCCTTGTCAGCTATACGCAGATCAGCCCCAACAAGAGCAGCCCCCGGAAGTATGCCATTACCCGGGTGACCATCCATTGTGTTGTAGGACAGGTGACCGTCCAGAGCCTCGGCGGCGTGTTCGCTCCGAGCTCCAGACAGGCCAGCAGCAACTACGGCATCGGCAAGGATGGTAAGGTCGGTATGTACGTCGAGGAGAAGGACCGTTCCTGGTGCAGCTCCAACGCCGACAACGACAACCGTGCCGTTACGATCGAGGTGGCGTCCGATACCTACGCCCCCTACAAGGTAACTGACGCGGCCTACTCCACCCTCCTGGACCTGGTCACGGACATCTGCCGCCGGAACGGGAAGACCAAGATCCTCTGGTTCGGCGACAAGGACAAGACCCTGGCCTATCAGCCCAAGTCCAACGAGATGGTGATGACCGTTCACCGCTGGTTCGCCAACAAGAGCTGCCCTGGCGATTACCTCTACAACCTGCATGATGAGATCGCAGCGGAGGTCAATAAGCGCCTGTCCGGCGGAGGCTCCTCCACCAGCACGCCCAGCACCGGCGGAAGCACCAGCGGCCAGACGTCCGTAAACTACACTGTCCAGGTGACGGCATCCGACCTCAACATCCGCACTGGCCCCGGAACCAACTATGGCAGCAAGGGCTTCATCAAGCCTGGTGTCTATACCATCGTGGCGGAATCCAGCGGCACCGGCGCCTCCAAGTGGGGCAAGCTCAAGAGCGGAGCTGGCTGGATTTCCCTGGACTACGTCAAGAAGACCGGGAGCGCCGGAACGGCGTCCATCTCCATCAAGGTGGGCAGCACCGTCACGATCAAGAGTGACGCCGTGTATGGCGGCCTCACCACCTCCAGAGGGGCGAAGGTCCCGAGCTACATCTCGGGGACGTCCCGCCGCTACACCGTCAGCCAGATCGCCGAGCACAAGGGCGTACAGGAGGCACTTCTCAAGGAGATCACTTCCTGGGTTGCGCTGTCCTATCTGAATCTGGTATAATGACCACGGGAGGCCACGGGCCCCACTTACTCCCTTCTGGGGCCCGTGGCATTACCATGGCATTACCGCATTTTGGAGCGAGGTAGACGAGCCGGAAACGGGACGATACCGGAGACCAAAGAGACGAAAAAAGACTGTCGGAGACTGCAAAACAGCCCCCGACAGTCGAGTGGGAATAATTTCAGAGGCCCGGAAAAGCCTGAAATAACTGGGTTTTTGAAGGGTTAAGGCCCTCCGTGGCAACGATTTGGCAACACTTTTTCATTATTCATAAAAAGAGAGCTAACTGATTTTGATTAGTCAGTTAGCTCTCTTTCTTTTATATTGATTCTTCCGCTACATACTGGATCTGGATTTTCGAAATATCGTATTCCGCACCTTCATGTGAAAGACTTTCAACCCATCTTTTCATGGAAGGTAAAATTGCTTCTGGCGCGATAATTGCAAAAACACAGGTAAAGTTTCGATGCTTTAATGTTTCATAATTAGCCCCTGCTCTATATAAACGTTCAAGCGATGTTCTGAGCATTTGAATGGTTCGCGGTTGTTTCCAATATTTAATTTCATATATCAAATCGATGTTATCCATTGTTGATACGGCAACACCATCATACTCATATTTACCAATCTTGATATTGCGCAAAAAAGAATACCTGCGTTTTTTCCGAACAGGCCACTCATTTACAACCTTGGCAAAGTAACGATCTTCAATATCCAAGTGCTTGATTATTGCTGAATGCTCGGATACGTTTGCCTGCAACTCATTTTCTCTAACTTCCTCCGTTGTTTTCTCGAATATTTCAGAATTCTTCATTTTCTCATTCTCTAACTCATGTCGAATTCGATCTGCCTCTATCACTGCATCAAGATTCTTTTGAACTTTTTTCCAATTAGTTATTCCGGTAACTAACAGAATGATACCCGCAACAAACAATAATACGCAAGCAATAGGAAGAACAATAATCACTATTTTCCAAAGAAAACTTTGCTGTTGAAGTAGATTCTGCGAATATTGTGATAAACCGTCGAAGTCAATTTGGCTAATTAGGATTACATCATTGCTAAAAACGAAGTAAAGGACAACGAACGGCAAAGCAATAAATATAACGCCAAGCGATACCAAAAATTTATGGAGGCTATCATATTCTAATTTGTCCATATTCTTATCCTCCTTTACTCGCCTATTTTGTCATTAAAATCCTCAACGAGCATATCACTAAGCTCCTGCGAAGGAGTAACTTTATGCCAATATCCGGAGGTATCAAATTCGGGATAGTGATAACGCCAGCGGTCATAGTCCTCCTGAGTGATCTCACCCGCCTCCAGCATGGCGGCGGCCTGCTGCCAGGAACAGAGCATCTCGTGAAGCCGGGCGGTATCCTTGCTCTTCCGTACATCGACCTTCAGGCAGACTTCTCCATCCATCTCGCTAATCTTGAGACCGTAGTTATCCTCCAGGGTAAACAGGGTGTGCATCAGCCCCACATAGGAGTCTATGTCCGGGACGGAGAGTGCATGGGGCGAGACATCCAGTACCTGGGCTAAGGCGGCGGTAAGGTCTGCCTTTGGGGTTCTTGATCCTGTTTCATACTGAGCAAGGCGCACATCGGCAGACTTCTCCGGGAAGCCCAGCGCCATGCCGAGATATTTCTGAGTCATCCCCCGCAGGAGACGAAAAAAGTGAATCCGTTCGCCAATCGCCATATCATCCACTCCAATCGTTGGTTCTTCTTAGGAAAAGCGTAGCAGAAATGCTTAGTAAAGTCAAGAGAATCCTAAACAATTTTATTTAATTTATTTTGCGCACCCTAATTGACACAAGCTATTTTGCTTAGTATAATGACGATAGACTAAGCATAATAGCTTAGTGTCAATAAATAAAAAAGAACTGCCGCAATCCCTGGTTATATATTCGGGAAAAAAGTGGCGGACGAAAGTGAGGAGGCATTTATGGAACACAACATCCAACCGCAGCAGCCATCAACGAAGAAAGGAAGGTATTTTCAATGCAGGCACAAAACTTTATGCGCGTGGAGGAAGTGGCCCAGGCGCTGGGCATCTCCAAGTCCCACGCCTACAAGGTGATCCATAAGCTCAACGCCGAACTCCGTGAGAAGGGCTATCTGACCATCTCAGGGCGGGTCAATCGGAACTTTTTCATGGAGAAGTTTTGCTATGGCAAGACGGGAAAGTCCAATGGTATGAAGTCAAGTAGGTGATGCAAGAAAATTTTAAGCGAAACAGAGTAAAAAGCACTGTGTAGACAGCAAAAAGGCA